CGGTTTCTTTCACCCGGTAGATGGCGAGCCGCTGACTGATGGTGTGTGCGCCTTTGGGCGGCATTCCAAACACCATGAACAGGGTGTAGTTTCCGATCACGTCCAGCAGCGCAAAGAACACCACGGGCAGGATGAACACTGCCTTATTGAAGGGTGACAGCTTGCCATCTACCCAGAGCCGGTACACCGATATGCACATGGCGAAGGCGTACCAACAAAGCAGGGCGAAGGCTATGGGGTATAGAACGGTCATAGCGATGCACCCAACGCCCACAGGTCATCAAGGCTTGCAGGTGACACGCTCAGGACCTCACCCATCGCCACTACTTGCGGGTTCAGCCGCTCGAAAGCAGTGGAAAACTCATACCAGTCTTTGAGGTCTTGACCGCCAGCAGCTACAGCCGCCTCCACCGCTGCGCGTAGTCCTGCGCGGGTCAGGGCTTGACGAATCTGGCGGGGGCTGATGGGGGCTATGAGCGGAGGTGGTGGAACCGGGCGCAGTGCTTTTGCTTCTTCCTCGGTTATCTGCACACAGCCAGCAGGAAGCAGATGCACAAACTCAGGCTCGATGTAGTGCAGGGAGTTGTCTGGGGCTTTGTAGTTCATTTTGTTTCCTAGAGCATTTCGTACCAGTAAACTAAAGTCAGCGCAGACCCGGTGTTTATCACTGCGTAACTGTTGCCCGGCGGAATGGCAAGCTGCACAAAATTGGGGTAGCCAGCCACGCCACCACCCAAAGCAGACCGACTCACACCATTGATGCGGAACTCAGCAGCACCGCCAGCTGTCTGGTCTAGCCGGATGTTTACCTGCAATGGCTTGCCAGTGGTGTTGTAGTAAGTTGTCCCAACCGCCCGAGTTGGTGTTTGCCAAGTCTGTCCATACCCAAGGCTAGACATAGCTGCCAGAGCCTGCCCACCAGTACCCTGCACCAGCGTGAGCGAACCCCACCCGGTTGCAGTGGTGAACGTGGCATCGACAAACCCAATTACCCGGTAAGCCACACCTGTGCGTACATTCGCCGCCTTGATGTGTGTGCCAAGCGTTGCCGCTGTTGCCGTGGTAATCACTCCGGTTTCGTCCAGCGATACACCACCAGAAAGCGCAGACGCAGCGAGTTCAATTGTTCCAGAATTGTTAATGGCGAGGATGGCGATGCGTTGATTGCCTGCCGCTGTGACTAGGCCGAAACTGTCAGATGCAGCGATAACCAAAGCAGCCGGGGTGCCTTCGATAAACGATACCGCGCCATTGGTTAGCGTGGTGTTGCGAAACTCAAGAGACAGTGCAGACGGCGTGATGGTGATTGCGTTGGAGGCAATCGCTGCGGTGATGGGCTGTAGTTGGCGAACTTCGGAGACTGGCGAGGTAAGCCCAGTCAGACTGGTAATGTCGCTATTGGCACCACTTGCCGCAAAGGCACCTGTGGCAAAGTTCTGCCAAGCCGTACCGTTCCACCACTCCATCAAACCGGTGGTGCTGTTGGCTCGCTGGTGCCCAAAAGCGGGGGTGGGGCGTTCTGCCGTTGTGCCCGCAGGGATCAGGGCTGCTCCGACGGCAGAAGTTTGCTGGAGGGCGTTGCCAATGGACTCAGTAATCGCCAGCGCGTTGAACCGTAGAGAGACTGTATCCCCAGCTACCCATGCCGCGGCAGTGGTCCCGTCCTGCGCCCGGACGATGGTGAGGGTGTCCGCAGTGCGCGCAGTGACCTTGACGATCTCACGAACGAGGGAGGAATTCTCTAGGGTGAGATAGAAGTACTCCGCGCCAGTGAGCGCCGGGAACAGCGCGCCAGTACCCCCAGTGATAGCCAGAGTAGTCGCCGAGGAGTTGATCCCGGTCGCGACTTTGGATCGCGCGAAGTTCGTGAATTTGATATTTGCCATGCTGGTTCCTATGCGAAAGGCCGCATCTCAACAGTAAGGTCCTCAGACCCATACTCCTGCGCTGCCCGAATCGTAGCCTGCGACAGCAGGTATGTCCACTGCTTGCCATGGTACACGGCCAGTTTAGCGTCCGACCAAGTGCGGTTGGGCATGCCCATCAGCTCGTGCAATACGCCGTGGAAAACAGCGCGGTGGTGCTCCCGGTACAGGTAGTCCGGCCACTCGGCCGCAGTAGCTGTGGGGCGTAGCTTCGCACGAGCTTGGATGGTAATCACAGCGTCGGGAACAGGTGCCAGCTTCACATCCGCCGGAGTAGCCCCGGGCTGGTAGTGCTGGGGCTCGCCCGAGTCGTCAAGGGGCCACGAGGGGTGCAGAGCAGCCATGCGCGCCCGGGTGAGCCGGCGAATATCGAACGAAGTACCATCCGCGCGCACGGACCACAGGCGGGTAGGCTCAATCACCTCGGCGTAGACTACGGTAGGGGCAATGGTGTATGCGTACCCTCCCGCCAGTACAGAGATGGCGTTCGTGTCATCCTCCCACACCCGCCCCCGCTGGCACAGGTCAGTGACAATCTTGCGGGTTGTGTTCTCGATGACCAGCGAAGGGCAGCCGGGCAGGAACGCAGAGGTGTCCAGCACCATGGAGGCAAAAGTCGTCATTGGATTACCTCATCTTTCGGCAGGGCTGCGTTGCCGGAATCCGTGAGGCGTCGCGCCGTGAGCCCAGCGGTCATCTGTTCCTTGAAGCTGTCTTGGAACATCTTGGCCCGGCCAGACTCGACGCTCTCAGCATCGATGGACTCCATCAACCATACTGTGCCATCGATGACGGTGGGCATGTATGCGTCCTGTAACACCACGGTGTCCGAGATCGTCAGCACCGCAGGGGCTTTGGCGTAGGTGATGGTAAGCGCGGCGCCGGGCACGGCGGAGGGCGACACGTAGAACCGGTTCGGGTCCCGCGGGTACCGCATCCAGTTCACCGCAGGGCCGGGGGTCAGAGCCTCCCACGCCGGGATCATCATATCCTGCACGTCTTGGGATACCTCCTTGACGGCGGAACCGCTGGCGGTCGACATGACATCCATCAGCCGTACCGAGTCCGCGGGGGCGGATTGCAGCCCGCCGGATACGCATGTGATGTCCGCCACTGTTGTGAACAGATCCGGGCGTAGCACGACCATGCGGGACAGAGTGCGGTTGATCTTGCGAATTACGAAATCATCGCTATACCGGTAGGGGGCTTTTGTGTCCTGAATCAGCTCGCGCACGTCGAGCAGGACATCCGCGACTGTGAAGCTCATGGCAGGTTGCGGCTCGCGTCAGCGCTGATAGCTTCATCATCCACCGCAGGTGGGGGCTCAGGGGCTTTCCTCGCCTTGGGCTTTGTCTTGGGCTCCTCGATCTCCCGGGCCTCCACGTTGATGATCTCCTCAAAGTCCGAGCGCATGGCGAATGCCGGCTGGTAGACATAGAGGACCCCAGAGGGGATGTGACGAAGCATTCGGTCAGCCATGGCAATCTCCAATAGAAAAGGGGCACCCGAAAGTGCCCCTTTATTCTACGCCCAAAACTACGTATTAGGTAGCAGAGGGGGCTTCCAGAATGCGCCCGAAGACGCGCACACGGTATCGGCCAGCGCCGGGGGCGGCAGTGGAGAACTGCAGTTTCACATAGCCAACAGCGGACGTATTGATCAGCGAGTTGGCGGCTGTGGCCAATTTCACCAGCTTGGTGCCCGCGGCAGCGTCAGCAGCCCAAGCAGTCAGGCCAGTGACGGCGGTACCCGCGGCGGCGGCGGCGCCCAGCGTGACACCGATGGTGCACGATGCAGTACCAGCCTTGACCACTGTGACTGCAGCGCCTTCGATGACCACACCGGCGTATGCTGGAAGTTCGAACATGTCCACGGTGTCAGAAGCTGCGATGGTGGTGGGAACACCAGCCACAACAGGCTTCTTGGTAGCATCAATGTCGTATTCCAGAAAGAACTCGCCGGGGGCGCCGATGTTGTCCACAGACGCTGGGTTGTTGCCGCCGTTGCGGACTTGGGTAACGGTAAAGTTTGCCATGGTGGGTTACTCCTTATTGACGGACGTACAGTTTGGTCAGGGCTTCGCCCTTCACCACACGGTAACCATACACCTGCAGGCCACGGATGATGT